TCTTTAATATTTATTTCTTGCTCTTGGTCGCCTAAATGTAAGTTTAAATTATTCCTAATTGAAAAATCCCAGTCTATATCCTCTTTGGAAAATTCAGCCTTAATAACAAAATCTCCACCAACTTGGCTATAAGAAAGGTATGATTGAGCTGAGTCGTAATTATCAGTCCAGTAAACACCTAAGTTATTTCTATCTAATTTTGATAGATCTTTTAGTCTAACGCTACGATACAAAATAATTTTGGAAGGTAGGCGTTCATATCTTCGTTCTAGATCTTTAAATCTATCTTTCATAATTTCTTCAAATTTTTCTTCCCATGCTGAACTGTAATCATACTCATCTTCATAATCACTAGCATCAACAAGATTTCCAAATTCACGCACATAATCTTCTGGTTCATAAAAACCATATTCGCTTGCAATAGATCTAATGGATTCGTTATTCCTTGTTAGATATTCATCAAACGTAGGATACCCTCGACTTTCCACACCTTCAAAGACAAGATCGTCATCCAACTGTGAAGTTGACTGCACACTTTCAAACCACATATCCATGCTTTGAATGTTAGACAAGTCTTCATCTGAAAGGCCAAAATACTCTTTCACAACACTTTTGACTTCTGGTTTTTTTCTCACAACAGCACCAATTGTTTCTAGTAAATATCTAACCCATTTCATATTACCTGAATACTTAGCATCGTTGAAGATTGCCTCTTTCAACATCGCACTCAAGGTCTCAACCTGATTCACCGTATAGTCATCATCGTACTTCAGTCTCTTGTCTTGACTTGTAGTCATTATTTCTTCTGGCAAAGATGAATTGCTATCCAAACTTTTCAAAGCAGAGTTCAAAGTCTTGTAAGCATTTTTTACTAGGATTTCGTTCTTCTCTTCTTTGGATAGCTCGCTGTACTCTTGATACATTCTGCCAGTCAGACGCTTCTGAACCCACTCTGGCATATCTTCCCAAGCTTGAATGGATTGCCTGAAAGACTGCATGTAACTTTCAAAGCCTTTGCCATCGTCCAAACTCACTTTTTGGTTTCTTAGCTTTGCTGAGGTTTCTGCAAACCTTGCATTGATTTCTATTTGATCAAGCCAATAATCTTTGGACTTAATATCAGCTTTGTAACTATCTTTTTTGAACTTGCCCTTGGAACGATAATCATCAAACGCATGAGTCAATTCATGCACCAATGTGCCCAGGTAAACATTCTCCATTTGTCTTGCGAAAGTGTCTTTAGAATTGTTCAAGATGGCATCTTTCAACGCTCGATTGATGCCAGAATCAACACCCTCAACCCCACTGCCAGGATTGTCAGACAAGTGAATGGTCTTTTCAGAAGACACCCAAGAACCAAGCGTGTTGCTATCAGCTTCAGACAAGATGACCTGAATGTTCCACTCGTTCAGAAACGCTTGCAGTTCATTCCATTCCATTGAATTGCTGAACTGTGAAGTGTTTGCCGCCACCCCGTTGAGTCTTTGGTGCTTGAGTGCGTTTCTGGTTAAAGAAGCGAGAACTAGTTTCGCAAGCGAGCGAATCTCTCTTTCTGACTGCACACTTTCATTTAATCCTTTATTTTCTTCGACAAGTTTTACATCTTCAGGATTCCATATTTCTTCATCGTCGTGTTGAGCTATAGGTTCAGCACTAGAAACGTCCACCTTCAATATTTCAAATATACGTTCAGGACCATCAAAATCAAAGGAAGTATATGGTGCATAGGTAGTCGATAAATATAAAGCGACTTGTCTGTCTGTGGCCTTTCCATACCTAGCCTGTATGTCTTCTCTTGCTCTATCTATGTACTTGGAGTGTTTCACTAAAGAAAGAGGATCTTTTGATATACGGATCTTTTCTAAATTCTCAAGTCCTTGCTTTAACTCCTGTGCTCGACTCAATGTTGAAAATGTAAACAAATTCCCAGAAGTAGTCGTACCACCTTTACCAATTCCCCCCTGATTAGTTTTCCTAAACCCATCTTTACGAATTTCATCACCATGAGAGGTAACGTGATATCTAATCGAGCGAATCTCTCTCTCTGACTGCACACTTTCAACAAGATTTTCTTCATTTTTTTGATTAACTATCTGCAAATCACTTGGATGTATCTTATCAAATGAATAAAAATCACCTTCTTCAACTCCAACCGGAAGATCAGTAGTATAACTAAGCTCTTTCATTCCACGGCTAGCAAAATTAGCGAAGTCTGAAGACTCAAACGCAACATGCTTACCTGAGTTGTACAGCTCCTTCAGCTTAGCTTGCTTCTCAGGAGTTCCCCCCACTGAGAATGGACCACCTCTCTTAAACGGCCTTCCATTCTCGAAATCCGGCTCGTCTGTACGAACAACTCGAAGCTCACTTTGACGTTTGACCAAGTCCTTGATTCCTTGCGTCACCCGGAAAGATGTTGCATACGCATACTCATCTAGCTTGCCTGTTGGCTTGATAAACAAGTAATACTCTTTCGACTTCGTATCCTTCCACGTCGTTCTCTTGGTGACGAAATCCTGTCCATAAATGGAATTGATCTTGTTCATCCAACGCTCAAAGGATTCCCCATGAGCATCCATATTGATGAACTTGGAATACGGAATATTGAGATACTGCCAAATATGAATAAGCTCATGAGCAATAGAACTCTTCACGAAGTCAGTGTTCTGTAAGGCTCGCTTTTGTATCTCAATCCACCAATCATAGGGACCACCATCGGCGGTTTCTCTCTTGAACTTCGCATGGGCCCTAGCCGCCCAATCACCTCGACTAGATGTCTTCAACTCTATTGCCGGAAGCTTGAACTCATTATTGAAGACCTTCGCTATGACCTCAGAGGCAAATGCATTGATTTCATCCATCGAGAAGCTTTCGGTGACGACTTCAATCGTATCATTATCTTGGTCACTTGCTTCGATGCCTTTGTATTTCCCCAATGACTCGATTATATTCGTCCTCTCCATTGTCTGAGGTAAACTTTTGTTTTCCTTCGGAAGATTCGAGGAATGATTTGATTTGTTGTAAAGAATCTCGCTCTTTTGGCTCATGTGCGAGGAATTCGTTAAATGATTTGAACATGGCTCTCTCCCTTCATTCACCTTATCGGATCTTTTAGATGAATGTATTAAGCCATTCAACTCTTTTTTTTCTTCATTGTCTTCATTAACCAAAGCCATACTCATGACTTTATCTAACTCTGAAGGATGAATAACGTGTCTATCCAAAACCTTAGAACGTAAAGCTTCAATTCCACGCTCACCCAACGCAACGTACTTGTCAAAGTATTCATTTTGTTTCAATTCTTTTGAGATTGTTTGAAGTCTTTGTTCATCACCAAAAGGCATTAGTTCAAACTTCTTGACCTGTTCAGGAGTTAAAGGCTCTTTGTAATAAACAATACCGTGTCGGCACCATCTATCTTTTTTGTCTTCAATTGAACCTTCCGGATCGTACTTCTCCCAAGGTGGCATGAAGCTGTGCGGTGGCCTGAGAACGTTGCCGTAAGAGTAAAGTTTTTCATCTAGCTGAAATGCAAGACTCTCGACCATATCCGAAACTTTTTGCTTCCCCCACATCCGACACAACCCATCTTTCACAAAAACCTCTGTATTTTTTAACATCCCCACGTTGGGGTTTGTTGAGCTTGACCTTCTTACCCTGATGAACGTTCCTTTCCTGAAAATAGAAAAGGCTTCTAGGCTTCTTACGAAGTCAAGGATTGCATTCCCAATCCCAAAATATTTATTGCTGCATTCTCATCCCGATTCATGACAAGACCACATTCACATCGGTGTGTTCTTGTTGAAAGAGACTTCTGCATAATGATCCCACAACTAGAACATGTTTGGCTAGTGTAGAACGGTGGAATTTTTTTCAAAGTCTTGCCAAGGCTTTGTGCTTTGTATTCCAGTATTGAAAGAAAGCTATACCAACCAACATCATTGATTGATTTATTCAATCCTTTGTATATTGTATTACAATTACTCTTGGTTATTCGACTTGAAAAGAGATATCTCAGTGCTTAGTGTCCAAAGAATGCACAGTGCCAAACGAGCTGAAAAATTGCCCGTCGTGTGACTTCATCACCAGATCCCCGAAAGGATCGAACACCTCAACACCACCCTTGGTGTGAACAACGTGAAGCTCTGGACTTGTACCAAGCTGGTCAAAGAACTCATCATCAGAGATTGGCTTCATCTCATACTTCACAGCCCTTTTCTTGATGCCAAATCGCTTGCCCAAGTCTCCCTGCTTTTGCGCAATCAACTGGTCAACTTCATCGGAGACGTACTCAATACCTGTTTCTGAAATGTAGTAGTTGTCTTGGAGCTTCTTTAGGAATGCCAAAGGCAAATGTGGCGACGGGGTTCTCACTTCCCTGGTTGGCTTGCGGTAAGCAAGATTCGCCTCACCTAATAGCAAATCTTCAATATCCTTTTCAATTGTTGAAGGCTTGCCTAAAAGCTTGAGATATTTTTCCCACATGCCTGAAAGAACAACGATATGAAATTTCTCTGTGTCATTAAAATTAAAAGATTCTAAATCCTTTTTTAAAAGCCCTAAAGGTTTAGATATAGCAGACCTGTCAAACTTTTTGACAAACTCCAGTTCCTTTTGCGCATTGTACCTAGCGACGAAACTGTCGATGATTCTCTTCTGATCAAGTGCTCTCCACTTCAAAGAAGCGTCTTCATCAATCACCAGTGCTTCCACCATTTGCCCTGCAAGCCTTGCAATCGACACTCTGGTTGCACCACCACCCAAAAGGTAAGTGCCATTCCTCTGCTTGACCACAACTGGCATTGGGAGCGAGCCACCAGCTTGAACCTTCCTGACCATCGAATCCGGATCTTTGGCTCCACCGTACCTAGTCACTTGGTCTCTGAATTGTTTGTAGGAGTCGAAGTCGAAGCGGAATTTGTTCTTCGGATCTAACTTCTTTGGATCAATAGTTTCTTGCTTCAGGTTATTCTTGAAAAATTCAAAGGCTTGCTTTTTATACTCTGGCTTTGGATAAGCAATATCAAGAAATAGGTTATCAATTTCACCTTCATGAAACTCATCTTGCAGTTGTTCATCAGTTGGATAAATCCATTTAATTGGTTTGAGTTGAAGCTCTTCATCTAGTTCTGTGCCGAATTTATGTTTGATAGCTTTCTTGTCATACACCACATACATATCAGCTGATTCTTTGCCCATCATACGACTTGGAATCATAACCCCAGCATAACCCAGCTCTTGAAGCTTAGAAGCTAAATGATCAGCATAATCGAATGCATCAATCAGATTTTCATCTTGTTCCATTTGTCTTGCTAAAACAAAAAACCAATTTCTTTGCTTGTCATTTGGTAGGGGTTTGTATCCTATTTTTTTAGATATTGATGCATATTCTTCATAGTCAGACACATCCCAAAACCTACTGGTGTCAGTGTCAATATCAACAATATGAACATTTGAATTATCATCATCACCAGCATAGTCGGATGCTACTTTCTGACTGGCAGTGAAGTATGAAGCGTTCCCGTACACCGTGCCATTCCTTGTTGAAGCTTTCGGATCGAACTCTTTGAACAACTTGTTCGTTCCATGGTAAAGCGTCTTTTCTTGCAAAGGATTGAAGGCCAAACTCTCAACCAGTGCAGACAATTGCACACTCTCATTAATGTGTTCGTAGATATCCGACGCTGCAAAATTCTCCCAAAATGCTGGGTTTGAAACTGCAAATGGATAAGAAGCCACCTTGATGCTTCCTTCAATCTCCGGCAACAATTGCCTCATTTGCTCCGCATTCTCTTTGGGAAACTGCAACAAACTCACATGTGGCGTGTGGTCTTCTCTCACTGTCACGTCGAGCTTTTGCGCAATGAACCTCTGAACATCTTGGTACTCTTTTGGTTTATCTAAAGTAAGCACAAGATAACTCATAGGGTTTGACGCCTGACCATCAAAAACTTTTATACTCACAATCTTGAACGTCGGTCTTGGCATCGCAACTATCTGTTGCCTCAGTTCTTTTGGAACGTCTTGCTCGATGTAAGCAACAGACACATGCGGCCAAGCCACAGGTTCACTCTGAATTGAGCTAGTCTTTTGCTTCACAGCTTTCAAAAGTTCTTTGTATTGTCTCTCTGGGAAGTTATACGCAAATAAAAGTTTTGCCATTGATCACCTATTTTGCTCGAAGAAACGAAAAAAGACTAAAGTTTTAGCACAAACTGTCGATATAGATATTAACAGAAGGGAGATAGAAACATGACTGAGAAAGAAATTGAATGGGCAAAAATTTACCAAGAGTACAAAGACGGCAAGATTTCTTGGATTGAGCTTTGCCTGGAATACGATCGACTTTGTTTGGTGTGAATCTGTTGATGCTAAGATTGTTTGAATCTCAAACATCGTGAAATGTTAACGTCAATCAGCCGTAGGAGATCAGAACATGAGCATAACAGGATTCAAAACCGCAATGACCCGCAAAGGAGCATCTGCTCCACTCAAGTTTCTATTAGAGAAGAACTTGCTAATAAGCGGAAGCGTGCTTGATTATGGCTGTGGAAAAGGCGCTGATGTTGCCGCACTGCAATCGCTAGGCTTCGCCGCTAACGGTTACGACCCACACTATCTACCAAAGACTCCAACACATCATGACAATGTTTTATGCACTTTTGTGCTGAACGTAGTCACGGTTGAAACGCAAGAGAAAATTCTCCACGAGCTTTCACGATTAGGCAACAAAGTCTTCATCACAGTTCGTCGGGATTTGCCCAAAGAAGGCCAGCCAGGAAGAGGATGTTGGCAACGGTGTGTGACCTGTCCCGAAGGTTTTACAACAATCTTTGAAAACAAATCCTTCGCAATTTTTTCCAAGGTTTGACCATTGAAATTTTAGATGATAATGATTTTGTATCCCCGAAGCGGGAACGAGCTATTAGGTTTCAGTGCCGTACACACTAAATGAAATGGCAGCTTCAATCCTCTTCTTCACTTCTACTCCAATACTCGCAGAATCACCGAATATTCCCACAAGGTACCCAATTTGCTGAGTTGTCTTTGATATACTGTAAAACATCTTCTACTGTCACGTCCTCATTTACATAGAGATACCCAAGACTCGATATCCTTGAGCCGTCGTCATAGTCCACGTTATTACTTAAATAGGTAAACTTCACTAGGTACAGATGCCCGTCAGCCCATTCCCAAGGCTCCTTGCTAGTGATTTTGATATCCCGTAGCATTAACCCGTAACCTTTTCCTTCTCCGTATAGCACATCTTTGCGAAACCACCCGTCATGCATACCGTCTAAGATATAGGCTTCCTGCAAGTTTGGGTGAGGTTCCTTCCAATATATTGCGGCATAGCCTAGGTTATAGGTGCGTCCACGTTGGCTCTCAAGCTGAGGTGACATCAACCACCGCTTGTATGATAAGTCTTTCATACCCTTGTCTCCCGTTGTGAGTGAGTTATTACCATCCCAAGTTGCTACAATCCCGTTTGTCGCTAACACTTCTAGGATTTCGGTAGCAGCTACCTCAAAGCTTTCTTGTTCATTACTCTGACCACTAAAACTGATATATAATTTATCTTTCATATCCTCGGTTCTGTAGTAGCAAGCTCCTTTGTTTTTACCTTGTAATAGCTTGGCTTGGATCTTTTCGGTAGTGGTAGATTGATACGCTACATATCCTCTTTTTCTTAGCTCCGAGAATGCTTGGCTCAACTTTGTTTTTTTCATAAATCCTCCCTTTAGGAAGTGACAATCACTTCCCCTTAATAAACATATCGACCTAGATATAAAAAACTTGAGTTATTTTTTTGAGAATTTTAAAAATATTAATGATGGTAGTAGGATATGGATGATTAACAGATTTCTTGGTCAAAAATTAGATATCTTCAGTCTCTTCTTCAGGCTTCTTTGGAGCCGCTTTGCTCAATAAAACAGAAGCGTAGAATGCGGATAACAATGCATTAACCGCCTTCTCAAAAGACTCAGGCCAAGAAATAGTATCAAAACTAGATACCTTTTCTAACGATTTAAAATAATAGTTTAAATCATCAATATATCGTTTTATCGGAGCACGATTTTTAACATCGAACACAAACGAATCCATCTTTGAACCAAACTCTAACACATCTCTCATGGCTGTAAGATAGTCGCTATCCTCGATGTAATCCATCGGATCATCAGAATCATTGGACTTCCATCTTTGATATTCAGAAATCTCATCTCGCACCTCTTGGGGAACAACACTCTCTTGAATATCTGAAATTGGAGCTAACACTTCACTTGATACCACTAGCATAACAAGATCGAATAGCGTCTATTTTAGCTTCCAAAGTTTCAGCTGGAACAACTTCTTTTTTCTTTCTTGCTTCATCTAAATCATCTTCGCCAAGAGATTCTTTCTTGCTCATGTACTGTTTCAATTCTTCTCTTTGCTTTTCATGCATCTCATCAGTTTTCTTCAAAACAAATTGAGACTTCTCGCTTGGATCGAGCTTCATGGCTTCATCTTGAATCGCTCGCAAGGCTTTGATTGTGTCGTAAGACTCTGAAAGCGTCACTGAATAACTTCTCGCCGCTTGCCTCAAGGAAATACCTTTTTGCCGATACACACCTGCAAAAGTCCACGCCGCTTGCCGCATGAGCACTGTGCGATAGATCATCATGAAAAAAGGATCGCCGTCTGGACCGGAACCAATCGGGATATAAGCATTGGTGTCTATAATCTTTGCCGAAAGCTCTGAAATCAATGCTGACTCCATATCCCTTCTTGCAAACTTGGAACCCTTTCTTGCCTCACCTGAAAAAATCTTGTTCAACCTTGCCGATGGGAAAAGCCTTTCCGGATCAATTATCGCAGCTGCGTCACTGGTGAATGTGTAATTAGACTGTTTGATTTTCTGTTGCTTGCCATCGACGTACACTGAAGTCACCGCCGAAATTGGTAAGGTGAATGTATCCCCACCCAACGCTGGCACCAACTCACTCGGATTCACATCAAACGCAAGATAAAACCTTCTTGTCTTGTCTGCATTTTGAAAAACAATTTTCATGTTTGGAAAAGTTGGATAATGCATGTTGTCGTCATCAGGATAGATATTCTTCGACACAACTTCAAAAGTGCTATCCCACTTCTTCAAGTGAGCCAAGAACTCATCAACCCGCACTTCTTTTGCGAGATATTGTTTGATGATTTGCACTTTTCTTTGCATCTCTTGTCTGTTTTTCTCTCGATCAACAGAAGAAGTCCATGTTCCACTTGAACCAGACTTTCCCTTCAGTGACTCGTAAGCATCATTCACGAGCTTCATCATCTCTTCGGAGCCACCCCTATCGGGATGAGCGACCATCGCCGCTTGGTGATACGCCTTCTTCACTTTGGCTTCATCGCCAAGCTCTTCACCTGTGAGCTTCAAAACCTTCAAAGCCTCACCAACACTCATCGCCTCTTGCAAATCATATGACTCAAAAAGCTTCTGTTTGAGCAAATTCGCAAGCCTTGTTTGCTCAACCTTGATGGCCAAGTCTGCTATGTTCATCGTTCACTTTCCTTTTTTGACTGTGCTTTTTTTTGGTCTCGATATTTTCATTGGCTTGATGAATCTGACCTTGCCCTTTTCCTTCGGAGATTTCTTTGGTGCGTAAGACCCGCCTAGCATCGCATAAATTCTGCGACTGATGAGCTTGGCAGTGTAAGGACTATAGTCTTTATCAAGCAAAGCAACTTGCTTCGCCCGGTTCCAAAGTCTCACATCTTTCGGCTTTGTTGCGCTCTCTTCAAGCCAGAACACTTCACCATCTTCTGATTCAAATATTGGCATTGAAAAACCTCACACCCGATGGTTCCATCTCCAAAAGAACAACACAAACGTCGTGCCCTGAACCACAACCTTGTCGAACACCCAATGCGAGCCAACAACCTTTTCAGTGCCATATGTTTGCACTGGTGGGAGTTCAGCTAATTTCGCATTGATAACCGTGGGCAAATTTGCAGCAGATGCTTCAGTCACAGCGGTCCACTCTTGGTATCTCTCGTTGCTTGCCATGTTTTGTCTCTCCACTCAAGAATTATCTTCAAGTCAAAGGATAACATACCAAAGTGAATGAGATCTCAAAACGGCTCAGACAATGTGATTTTCGGATTTGAAGTCGCTCATTTTAATCCACGAGCCTGTGATGAATGTTTGTCGGCTTTTTAAATCTGTGTGCATAACATTTTTACATTTTGGGCATTTAACCGTTCTTTTATATCCATTGTAAACCAAGCCACAGTTGAAACACGCTGCCCTTCTCAATGGAAAATCCAACTTAGAATCAATCCGATCAAGCAACGTGGAACCAGACTTTCGAGCCATAAAAGGTCTCCCTGGGAAAATGGTTGATCAATACCAACGGTGTTCGTTTCTGTTATACGCTGTAGAAGTTTTACATCATTTGTTGTACCGTAAATTTTAGCCGAACGCTATATGTGTGTGTCAAAAAAATATGAAGCGGTATATGTGGAGTCAAGGAATGGAAAACGAAATCAAAACCGAAGATGAAAACGTGATAAACACAAAAAGAATTGTTGATGAACTACACGAGAGATTCAGAAAAGCAGAGTTGGTTCACAATAAAAGACAAACCAAAGAACTTTATGAAAACTTTGTCCAGTATTTCATTGATACATTTATGAATCAAATGACTCTTAAAATTAAAAATCTAGGCATCTTTACCCCTGTGATTCGCAAACCCAAACACGGAAGAAACCCACTCACTGGTCAACCTGTGATCATTCCATCAAAGCGCAACATCCAATTCAAAGTGAGCCAAAAGTTTTATCAAGAACTCCAAGAAGTGAGAGAACCCCAAAAAGAAAAAAAGCCAGCCTGAAGAAGCTGGCAATAACTGTGCAACCCAACTGCACACCCTATAGGAGTCAGTCTCAAGCGTATGGTCAAGGAAAACCCAACCAACAAAGAGATTTTAGCACATGCCCATGACCTCGTGAAAAGATACAACATCTGTGAAATGAACTTTAGCCGTATCAGAGCGAAAATCATCAACAAAGATTTTTCCACCATCCAAGAACTCGAAGACGCTATGCGTCAATATCGCAAACCGACTAGCAAAACTCTCACTGTGATAAAATAAAACCACAAGGAGAAAAATTTATGAGAAAGACCATGCTTTGTTTTTTCACGTTGTTCACCGCTTGTGGTGACTTTGAAGATCAGTCCAACCTCGAAGCCTCAAACACTAGATACACATTCCCGTTCGACGGACCTGCACTTTATGACTACGCCACAGGCGGAAGAGCCTTTGGAGCTTGTCGAGACAATTGCACTCGCAAACACGCTGGTAGTGACCTCATTCACAACATTGGGCACCCCATCTTCGCAATCGCAAGTGGAACGATAGTTGATTATCATTACTTCTACGCTGGCACCTACGCCCTCGTTATTAAACATCCTGACTACGTTATCCGGTACGGCGAAGTTGATGCAAAAATTGCAAAAGGATTGAAAATTGGTTCCAAAGTTTCAAGAGGCCAACTCATTGCACGAGTCGGAGACTTAGAAGGAATGTCATCTTCCATGCTACACTTCGAGATGTTTTCAGGCCAAGCCTCTGGACCTCTGACCACACGGCAAGCTCCATTTTACCGACGATGGGATTTGCTCGACCCTACGAGACCTTTGAAAGCTTGGCCATATCCTTAACGATCCAAAGGAGACCTGCCAATGAAATTTTTGCTAGCTTCCCTCGCTCTTCTTTCCACTTCAGCTCTCGCCGTTTCTGAATGCACAATCGGTAAAGAGAGAGCACTCGCCGTTTCTGAATGCACAATCGGTAAAGAGAGATTTGAACTCGCAGAACGGTTTGGAATTTCCAAGATGGAGATGCAACCAGACGGTGGAATTTTCTTGAACCTTTATGGCATGAGATACACCACAATAAATTTCCCAATCACTGAGATCACTTTCTACAATGATCGAGTTATCATCCATCGCTTGCCAATCGTTGGCTCAAAAGTCATTCCATTGGACTTGGATGGCACTGAAAAGATCCATTGCAGACCTAAGTAAATCAAGTACCCATCAAGCAACACCCAAAGACACACCATTTTCAACTTCAAGACCATGCGCATCCCAGCCTTCTCTTCTTTGTCTTGCGAAGAGTTCAATCCGGCTCACATCACCAAACAACGTTTCAATCAGCTCGTAGAACTTATCCGGTTTTTTTGAATGTTGTTCCCTTGGAGCCGTCTGCACATTGAGAATCGAAGCACACTGCCTTGGAACCCCTTTGCCCTTCACCCCTAAGAGACACATCTCGGCGTTGGAGCGAGTGTAATGACCCATACCCATCGAGAGCTTGCCGCCCTCTTTGCCCTTCACCCACACCCAAGCAACAGTCTTATATTTAAACCCCCAAGCCTTCATCACCTCGAACGCCTCTTGGAGCATGGGGAACGTCACCCACATCAGAAGCACAGAGTTCTCATCAGCTGGCAATTCAAATTTTTTGAGATCAGATAAAGAAAGTGTGGAGTAATGCCTTTGCGCTCCACCTCGATGCATCGACTTATCAGAATACTTCCAAGGTGGATCGGCGTATATCAACCTGTATGCTTTGCTCATCAACGTCTCCTGGTAAAAGATCTATCCTGTTTTCTTTTACAAGGTATACAATTTTCTCAACCCGCACACCATTCATGGTCACTTTTTTATTGCCTACAAGTTTCATCAAATCTTGAAGCTGGCCTATCAGCTGAATACAATCCATAAAAACCTCACTTCCTTAATTTCTTTAAGACTCTCTCACCCGCTTTTGTAAACTGAAAATTAGCCAGGAAAGAACACTCATGAAAAATCACGTCGAATCCCAAGATATGCAATGCAACAATAACGTGTGAATTAGATATGTTTCGACACCTGAATGCCTGAGACACAATCGTTTGAAGACTGGTTGCTGGCTTCATGAATTCAGCTCTATCTGTGTGCTTCCCAAACCAAGGCAACAACGAGAAGACTACCTCCATGAAATCAGTACAACTCGATTCATAATCATTCAAGGAACCATGCCTGTTTTTGAAACCCTCAATGCTATTCATGATATCTTTTGGATATTGCTTTCGATATAAGCAGTCCACTATTCCTTCAAACAACACAACATTCAGGCATTGCATACGTCACCCCTATGGTCTTCCAAGCCTCTGATTGTCATCTTCACCGAAATACATATGCACTCTCGTAATTGGACGATTGAGAAGATTGGCAATTTCTTCTTCTGAAAGCTTTAGCTCTCCGACAAAAGACAAAAGTTCTTTCATCTCAATTTCACCTTGCATCCAATCTTCTTTTTTCTTTCCGTGCTTTTTCAGGATAGTTTCAAGAAACTCCCTGTTTATGTTCACGACCATTTTAATTCCACCTCTCAAAGTTTAAACTTGTGTTATCTCCATTGTAGCATTTGAGGATCATCATATGGAACCAGCTTATCGGTATCGAGCAACAGTTCTACGAATCATCGACGGCGACACATTCGATGCTTTCATCGACCTTGGCCACGACATCTGGGTTAAAAGAAGAATCAGAGTGCTTGCCCTCGACACTCCAGAAACGAGAACCACGGATCTGGAAGAGAAATCACGAGGATTCAAAGCTAAACGGTTCTTGTGTGAAACCCTTCCGAAAGATGTTGTGCTCGAAACCGTGGAACGAGATTCTTTCGGACGTTGGCTTGCCAAAGTGTGGTTCAACTCCTCTGATAACAAAACAATTTGTCTGCAAGAGATGATGACCCAAGCTGGCTACAACAAGCTTTGAAGCAATTGACAGGTATCTCAACCTCAAAGCTCACAACAAAAAGGTTTGTATTTCAATGTTAGAATATATGTTGGAATGCCTTTTTCAATTCTGTATTCGATATGGTTATGAGAAAATGGATAATCTCTCACTACGGCTTGAAAATCCAACAACCCATCTTTATCAACATAGTCCATTAACACTATCGACGTTGTTATAACTCTCTCGGTTGTCATGGCTTCTTGTACATTGCTTAACTGTGTGGCTAGTTTTTCAGTCTCCGCTTTTGCATACTTTAACGTGCGATACGTTTGAAAATCCCCGCATGGTTCTATTTCCATCCCATAATACACTCGATCATCGCAGTGGGCACAATCGAAACCAAGTACATATCCGTTTTTGTCTTTCAATTCCGCCGCAAAGGTAATCCCGCCATGCACATCTAAACTAGAAATATTTTCGTCGGATGTATCTAGTCCATAGTATGGATGATTATTGGGCAAGATAACATAGCCGCACCACGCAAAAAAACTATTTCGATTCAATTCACATTTGAAGCCAGCATGTTCAAATTCTAGGTGGTCAGGCTCGTGTTCAGGTATGTAACTTGGTCTCGCTGGTACAGTCTTTTCGCTCATAAATCACTCCACTTGCACTTGCCACAGTGACCGGAAACCCTACTAGAACTCTCTGAATAAAAAGTTCCACACCCCATGCATTTTCTGATATCGGTTTCATTCATCTCTCGATAAACCAACTCACCTAAAAGATGGAATTGAGACTTTGTTGGATCGATTATTTCACCTTCAGGAGTCACGCACCATGTGTGTGGATACTCCTGAAAGTAAGTGTCAGACAAATTGTCAGCATTCACTTCTGAATACACGACGCCTCTTTTCAAAGACAACTCAGGAAAGCACTCAACCATGATGTTGCAGACTTCTACACACATTCGCAAAGAAACATTAGGATCATTGAATCCGTTATCAAATACCCATTGTTCATATTTATGGTTTGAACTCATACAGGTATCTCCACCTCACCGTAAGCTTTCTGCCAAAACGCTCTTGCAATCTCTTCATCACCCTTGGCTGTTTCGAGATACATTTCCCATGATTTTTTCAGAGATATTCTTTTGCGAATTCTGTCTTGAGCTGCAATAATTTCGGTAATGATAGGTTCTTTTTCTGTATCCCAAATCTTCTGATCTAAATTGTAGTTTTCTAATTCTGTTTTATATATCTTTTCAGTACGATTATGAATCTTCAATTCGTCTTCATATCTATGGTAATTTTCTTCAGTTATGCTGTATTCAGCAGCAACTTTCCTTTGATAATCTGAAAGAGGTTGCAAAACTATACGGTAATTCATGTAGCTTGTTTCATACAACTCATCTTTATTATCCCTCAAAAACTGACAAAAAGTTTCAATCAAAGCTTCATTCTTGCTGTGCAAATGAAAGCACTTGTAGAACTTTTCATCCAAATCTAACTTTTGATATGGATGTGGCTCTTGCAAGCCCATAAATCCATTCGCACACGCTTCATATCTGATGATATCTTCTATCTGTTCACCTGTTAACGAAACCTTTTCCAAATCACTGAGAATCATAAAATCATCGTATTTCATCTAAACATCCTTTCAATCATCACTAATAATTTCTTCACCACTGCAATCTAATGGTACAGAGTGGGTTTGTGTGCTCAATTGATGTTGTCATTGCCAATCCTCATCAAATCCAATCTCAACATCATCTTTGGAGCTTCATCTTCGTTGTATCCTTCGATGCAATTCTCCAGCCATCCATCGACTTGATAATCAGGATAAAGTTCAGCCTGTCTCGGCAAACACAAACTCATGTGATTTGTGCAATGAATCGGGTTTTGCGTGACAATGCACAGCTGTGCTATCGACGTTGCAATATACAAAATCTCATTCATATCTGACTTGCTCCCATCTTCTCTTTTGAATCACTCTCAATCTTTTGTTCAAGTGTTTTGGTAATGAATTGCACAATTTTTTCTTTAGCTTCTGTGCCGTATTTCTCATCAACACACAAAAGAAAACCACCCATAAAAAAACTCATGACTTCCAAACCATCCCAATGAAGTGTGGCTAAATCATGGATCGTCGAATCTAAATAATCATGCACTTTAACAGTGTTTATACCCATTGTTGATAACCTTATTGCAAAGTAACATTGTTCTTGTTGAAGCCTTCACCGTTCACAATTGGCTCTGAACCAAGAAAACAACTCATTTGAAATCCAACCTTGTTTGCCAAGGTGTTGCTCATCGCCTCTGACAACACCTGAAGATTGATGAGCCTGTCATCTTCATCAGAAAAAGATGAAGTCATGTGCAACACGGCGCACATTAGAATCGTTGCCACTTCCCCAACTGGCTTGTCTCCAAAATATTCAAACAGCTTGTCCAATTCGTTTTTCATATCACACGACGGTTTCATCACTCTCCACCTTTCTCACAACCAAAGCTCCATTCGACACCTGAAGCACAACTCCGTCTCCAAGTTCCCAGCCAAGCAAGTCTCGAAGCATCTTCGGGATCGTGAACACCACCGTGTTACCCGACTTACGCAAAGAAACCTTCACACCTCTTTTAGCCACACCCACCTCAAACCTTGAAAAACTTCCCATTTCTGAAATATCCAATGATCACATCGTTCTTCTCACAACGGATCTCAGAGCCATCCTCACTCAAGCTCTTGCCCATCTTCTCAGCAATCACTTTTGTTGGAGCGAACCCCAAGAACCTCACACCCTGATAAAACACAAACACATTATTTTTTGGCAACTTACACCTCAATTCTGTTAACGTTCGGCTTCCACATCAGGCTTCCATACGGCACACAATAAGTGCAAAGAAAGTGAAAAGCAAGAAAGGTTTGCTGAAGTCTAAAAATTGTTCAGGCTGTACAGTTTTTGTTAAGATTTTTGTGCCATTGACTGCACACTTTTAGTCAGATAGACTTTTGGATAAGTCAATCCGACGCACGCAGTTGGCATTTGACCTCCATTACCCATTCATATCCAGAAGTGAATGGACTAACAGCTAGGTACCTCACTGATTTAACCAGTGAGGTTTTTTTGTGGTAATTTTGAATCGCTGTTCCCGAAGTCACCCAAGAAATTGGCCTTGGGTTTTTTTGTGTGAATTCTCAGAGAATGATTTCAACATTCCCGAACGGGAAAATTCCATGTGAAATATGGGTTTTTTGACAAAATATTCCCTAGCGGGAAAACTTTATGCCTTGTGTTCGGCGGTAAAAGATACTCTTTGAAAATCGTAATCCATGTTGAAATACTCCAGAATATAAAAAAGCGTGGTACTTTATACCACGCAATTTTGATACCATGAAAAGCATTTCAGTACCGCCTCTATTTTAAATATCCTAAGGATACAAATTAAGTGGTACTAAGTTGGACTTAAAGTCCTGTAACTCTTACTCTTTGGTAGAACTCTGAACGCAACATTTTTGTGGCATAACGAGTTCTAAATGCTTTTATGTTCTTAAGATTGTCAGGATTCAAAAAGGTACTCGTAATTTGTAGCGGCACATAAGGTGCATAAACGTAACCAGCGTCGATGAAGCTGTTACCCTTATAACCCATGAGGATATCGCCAACGCCCGAACCCGAACCTTCGTTGTTCACTGGGAAGAACGTGTCCTTGAAGAGCATCCACTTGGAGCTAAGAGTACCTAGCTTGTAAGTACCGTAAGCGTGTGGCTGTTCAATCTTCTCGCCGTCTGCACCAGCAAACACTGGACGGAAGTCGCCGTGCATTTCAAGTTGCTCAAGGTAAGCAGAAATTGCAGGAGATGTGATTGCCCAGTTAGCTGGTCCACGTTGAGTTTGACGGTGAATACTGTTCGAGCAACGGCTCATGAACGTAATCAAGTTTCTGATGTGGAATATCTCAGGAGTAGCAGTTGGTGGAGTTGAGATATTGAACGTTGCAGGATAAACAGTCGAGCCTTTGTAAAGGTCTTCAACGATTTCACGGTCAAGCTCAAGAGCGATGTTAGAAGCAACAGCCGCAACGATTTCAGACTCTCCGTCGATACCGTGAAGAGCCTTGAGGTCATCAGCCGCTTCAGCAGTCCATTGTGCTTTGATCTTACGAGTCTCAGCTTTGATCTCAAGTAACTCGATGTCGATGTTAACTTGAGGCATCTGAGAGTTGCCTTCCATGTTGTAACGATACTCAGCAACTAATTCAGTAGCCGCATCAGGCTCATCACCAACAGTGTACACAACAGTGATAGCACCAGTCACAGCGTCGATTGTTCCAGTGATTGGACCTGTTGGACCAGTACCAGAAATAATACCAGCTTCATCAGAAGTTGCAGTTACAGCAACGGTGCCGATGATTGCAGTGATGATTGCGGTTGCAGGACGCACTGGAACGAAATCAAGAACGGAAGTGAAAGACACAGCTGTGCCATCACCCGAACCAATAACTTCACGATCAATCTTTGCAGAAGAATACCAACGATCAAAATCTTTGATCAAAGTTCCACCAGCAACGGTTCTTCCTTTAGTTGTACCGTATTTCAAGTCGAAATAAAACACACCACCGACGGGAGCGGTCATAGGTTGTACCGAAACTACGTCGTTAGCAATTAACGATGGCCAAACCCTACGAAGAAGAGGGAATGTGTACTTCAAATAGCTTCCGGCGTTGTCTGTGGTTGTCTCTTCTGCAAGAAGATGGTTCGCTTGGTTCTCAAAAAGTTGAGCCATAACTTGCTTGGTACGGGGATGCTCAACACCCTTAAGAAACTTTCCCCATTTGTTCATGAGTCCACTGATGTGGCTCATGTTTTGAATCGACTCTCCGTTCGACTCATTGATAACTCGGCGTAAACTCATTTATGAGTCCTCCAAAAAAATGTTAAAAACTCTTAGAACGTGTAACGGTTTTGTTGAATTTGGCTGAACAAAATCAAACCGCTAGCGTTACACGCTTAATATTAACAGATTTTTTGGTAATGCAAAAAGAACTAAAAATATTCTATAAGCCACTATATGTGGTTATAAGAGCCTATAAGATTCTATGCAGATAAATGCACAACTTTTTATGATTGAAATATATGATTGAGTTGTTCAACAAAGAATTTGATGTGTTGGTAGCATTGAAACGTCTTCAAGAAAACAGAATTGCTCATCGAGTGTTGTCCACAAGCCTTCTTGGATGACCTCTTTCTTTTCTGAAATGATAACCCAGCCGACTTGATTCACTTTGACTTTGAATCCCTGGCGCAAATACTTCTGCACTTCAGATTGAAATCTGTTCTTTCGGTGTTGCACGAGAGGATGCTTGGCCATGCATTCAATTCTTTGTCGGATGATATCGCTCATAGTTGAGTCCTTTTCTTTACAAACTGTATAAGTAAATATCAAAAAGTGTTTTCATGTTCAAGATCTTTTTGAGTATATTTTATTGTAGCATTGCTATTTGAGTCCGACAAAAGGCGCTCTATCGGACGCTATGTGGTTTGAGTACGACGGATCAGACTCAACCTATAATAAGAAGAATCCTTATTATAGGATCAATGGACAATAATTTGTCCAGTAAGTAAGTGAACAAGTTATTGTCTGAAAAGAATATCTTTGTCTTTATTTGAATTTAGATTGTTTTTTATATTTTAGATAACGGATCTACTTGCCCATTGTAATGTGTGTACCACTCTCGAATTCTGGCTTCAGTGATTTTTATCTTAATTTCTAACGGATATTTCTGTCGATCATAAAGAGATACATTATCTTTATCGCATGGCTTTAGCATTTAAATCTCCATATCGCAATGAAGATAATATATCTGAAAACTTCAGTAATTGAAAGTGATGTTGATAAGAAGTCGGTATCCTGATTTTTCATCAAATATTTGATGGTATAAAAGTAGAACTTATTGAGGAAGGACTCCACTTTGTTAAAAGTCGATATGTATGATGAACACAGGTACACAATAAATTACACTCATGATTGTCAGACGCATATCCAACAGTAGTGGTGACTGATGATGGATTATCAATAAAATATTTCATCCTAAGCATTAAACGCTCATAACAAATTGGATCGTTAATTATTTGATCGATTAGCAACTTCAAATGAGAGCCGCTAATTCTGATTTCCGTTTGAATTTTACCATGCATAACAAAAACTAATTCATCACCTTCGATATGTTTAGTAGATTTATACTCAGCGTTTGGCTGAGGATATTGTTTTGCACATAATCCACTAACAATTGGCTGAGGATATTGTTTTGCACATAATCCACTAACAATTCTGAAAAAATTATCATTCATTGAAATGCTCCTTCTTCACCACAAGCCGACACAACTCATCAAATCCTCGCTTGCCTAAAGCGTTCATACAACTGCCAACGGCTCGTGCCGCAGAAGGTTTCCCCCACACGGCAGTAGCCACACCTTCGTAGCACTGCTGAAAACGATTTGCTCCGAGATACTCAAAAACTTGTCGTGTGGCCATTTCCATCTTTTTATTTTTCATGGATAAATTCTTTCAATATCTTAGTTGCACAAATGAGTGAATTTTATGGAAATGATTCTTAATCAACTGTTCCACATTATTGTAAACTTCTTGGCCAGTCATTTTGCACAACTCCTCGCACCTGTGTTGATCGGCAAATTCCGACTGAAAGTTATAAACCGCCCTACCAAAATCCTTTCCATTCATTACAAATGTGATACTGGTTTTAAGATCGCCAACACTCGATTTACTCTCAATCTCTTTTGCTTGGGTAACAAATTCATCCCAAGTACACTGGCTAAAAATATTACCTCTTTCTTTTCCATAAACGAAAATAACATCATCAGGGGTTTTTCCGTTCTCCTTTAGGATTTTTAGCGATTTATCTAATACGGGAGGACAACGACCGCTCAAACGTGCAGACATATAATTATAACCATTTTTACGAATCAGTTTTGGTAATACAAAGACGATATCATCCTCATCACATTCAATTTCCATGATTTTCACCTTGCAGAATTAGACTAGAAGACTTCACCTTGGTTCTTTGCTTCCGTCGTCGTTTGTTTCTACACTCCGCAAGTGGGCAAACCGTATCCAAGGAATGCACTTGCGCTTTACTGTAGTCCTGTGGAAGCATGAAAAACGGTTGCTCACACTCACTACACTCAGCGGCAAACAGCAATGGCTTTTGCACTCTCCCACTCGAGGTATTCACAAAATCTGCAATCATTTGAAATTGTCTAAAAGTTTTGACTTGATCAAACATTTTTTTATCTAAAATTAACATCGTTCAATCCTTTTTTTACATACCACATAAATCCGTCGCGCCGGTTTGACGAAACTAACAGGTACAACTGAGGTTGTCAACTATTCATTACCAAGTCAAATCAAGCGATCGGATGTTTTCATGTTTAAACATAGTGTATAGAAGTCGGATACTTTCATGTTTAAACATAATGTATAGAAGTCAGATGCTTTCATGTTTGAATATTTCAGTCACCGAGGAATCCTCGGCTACTCAAGACCGCAAGCCAGAAAGCTTCTCGTATTCCCCACCCTTGAGACCATGTGTGCTTTCGTATCCTTCGGTTGGCTCTGCGTCGCTCAAACGAGTGTTCGCAAGAGCTGATTCAACCAAGTTCTCTGGGAGCTTGCGCTTCATTGCTGCTTGCACGGATTCAAAGAGAGACTTCTCTTGTGTCTGAATGATTGGCCTGTACGACTCCACTAGCTTTTTGAGACTCGATTTTTCGATGAAGTTGTTGCCCGTTGCTTCCACGATGCTCCGGATCTCATGTGCTCTTGGATGCCCTACGAGTGATTGCTCCAAGAACAACTTCGACTCCGTGAGGCTAAGGCTCTGGCTCATGTGAACCACATCCTCTTGAAGCTTCTTTGATTGCTCAATCGCTTTTTGATTCTCTTCTTGAAGCTGTTTGTTTTGGTCTTCGAGCTTCATGATCTTTGTTTCGAGCATCGCCACCTTTTGTCTGTGTTGCAAACGACTGGTCTTCTCGAAATCCTTCGCTTCTTCAAGCTTGAAACTCACAGTGTCTTTCAAATCTTGAAGTGATTCGAGTCTCGAATAATTGCCAAGCTTCGATCTGATCTGATTGAAGTCGGGATGAGTCTTCAAGTTTCTTTCCAAGAAGAGATTGAACCCAAGCTCTTTTGCGACTTTGCCTAAGGTTGAAACTTGTTCTTGAAGCTCAATGTTCTCCGAGATTATCTCTGAAGCTTTTGATTGATACGCTTCTTCAAACTCTAAGATCAACTTCTCTCTGATGATTGGCTCCACAGCTTCCACGGCGTAAGCATACGCTTCTTGTCTGAGAGATTCTGTCGCTTGTTGTGGCTGAGTGTCATCTATCTTTGCGTTATCAAGATTCACTGACATCTTCTGACCTGACTTCTTTGTCACATACGTCATATCAGGAGACACAACTGGCAAGAGGTCCATTGAAATAATTTGAAGCTTTGCTTCTTCATACTTCTCTGTTTCAGAGATTGGATCGTAATAGAACGCCACACCCTGATTCTTCTCTTGCACATCAGAGATATCAAAGCCGGATCTGGTCAGGAGCTTTTCGACATCCGAGATCTCTTGTTTGTCTGGCAAGATGTACACATCAGCTTTGATCGGTTGCCTCTCAGTCGGCTCTTGAGCTTCTGGTGTTTCAGGTTGTGAAGCTTCCGGTTGATCCTGTGAAGCTTGAGGCTCTTGCGGAATCTCTGGCTCATCTTCTTGAATCTTTGTCGGATCAATTCCCCAATCCTTGCCGAGTGCTTGGGCATTTTGTTTGATTTTTTGAGAGTCTTCTGGCTTTGTTGTCTGCAAATCATCAGCTTGTTTTTGCATATCTGCAAGTGTCTTTGCTCGCTTGCCATAAATTTCTTGAGTCTTCGAGTCATCTTCAAGAAGAGTTTGTGCAGCTTTCTTTGCGTCAGATTCATTGAGATATGTGCCCTGGTATCTATGATTCACACAAAGCAAAAACTTATCATCGTTCTTGAAAATTTTGCATGTACTTGGAAGCTTGTCTTCTTTGATTTGCTCCCCTGGTGGTGGAGTTGAAGATTCGTATTGAAATTTTGGATAGGAATTGCTCACCGCTGGATCGGCAACACAATCGAAAGTCATGAAAGAAAAGTCTTCTTGCACAACGTCATATCCCTCGCTATTTTGTTTCACTGAACCAAGACCTCGTGAAGAAACTCCAATCTCACCACCAGCTCTGATGATCGCCGCAAGCGTGTCTCCCCACTTGGTTCCCTCGATGACTTCAAGCTCACCCGTGATTGTGCCATCGTCTTCCATCTGAAGATTGGTGAGCAAATGCGACACCCGTTGGAGCTTTGTTTTTCCATCGCTAGGATGATCGCACTCTCCATAAACCCTTCTATTCTTTAGTGAATCTCGGATTTTGTTAATTTCTCTTTTCCAAAGATTGCCTGGATAAATTCTTCGATTGGCAGTTGGGATATCTGCTTTTGCGAATTGCCCACGAGCGATGAGTTTGCCCTTGTCCGAACCTTCGGTGAGCTGAAACCTGATGTTGAATGCGTCTTCAAGAATCTGTCTTGTCATTGAACACTCCTGTTGTGCAGATGGATTGCACTGAAATCTTAATCTTTGCAAATTTAATCATAGCACCGAAGTCTTGTTCGGACACCGTGGCAAACTACTATCGGACCAAAGTCGCCGATAGACGATCTTCTGGTACATACCTTCCCAACCGCTCAACAATAAAATAGTCTTCAAGTCCAACTCCAATACAGGGAATGATTTTGTAATTGTTCCGGTCAGAAAAAAAACAAATTTCGTTCTTGTGAACTGTGAAATATCTATCTTCTTTTTTCTTCTCCCGCATTGCAAAACCGAAACTCATATCTAATCCTTCTTGCTCAATTCAAAAGATGGAGAGATAACTTTTAGAGATCTCATATTGCTTTGGCCTCTGTCCGGTGGAGCCGGATCTACTGGTCTTAGAACAATACCTTCTCTCAAAACCTTATCACCAAACACCGAATATCCATCAGCCGCTTTCAATAGTTCATCCATATTCTTGAACGTCCATTGGAACTCTGACAAGAATGGAACAGTCTCAATTGCGATATACTTACATGCAAACTTTATGGCTTGAAAATCCATGTACTCTTTCTTATCGAGATTGTATAAGTTGAATACAAACCATCGCAGTGTATCGAACTTATAGGCATTGCCTTGAATCTTCCCACCACACAATTCACCTTGCAAGTAGAAGTCACACCCTAATTCTTTTCTCAATTCTTTCATCTTGCGTTCAATATCGTTCTCAACAACGAACTTCCAGAAGTTGCAATCACTAAGTTTCTTGGGTTTCTTGCGCACTTGATTGCGACTGCACACAGTCACTTTCCCTTTTCGGATGGCAACTGTCATAGAGCTTCCGTCCATTTTTTCAGTCATGTACCAGTGTTGCTCTTGGTAATTATCAAAGATGTACGTTAGTGACTGCGCTCTTGTCTCATCAGTTTTGCTAGCCCAACTTGGCCAAGATGAATTGAATCTATCTTTTACGAAAAAGTCTATGATGATTAGTAAGAACCGCAACGCTTTGTACCTGTTCATTACACTACGAATTCGTTGCTTAAGAGTCTTCTGCTTAGTCTTTCCGCCTACCTCAACTTCATCAACATGCTGAACACCTAGCAACTCGGTAACGTCGGTACCGTCTGCTTTGGATGCTAAGTTCGGAAACGTCTCAACTGGTATTGATAACCCCTCAGAATATAGACCGCCCATCTTCATATTGCGGATTCTAAACCCACCTTTTTTCTCTGAATAACACCTAGCTCGCAAGAACTCGAATTCAGGTTTGACTGGCAATAAACTATCGCATTCAAAGTAAACAACTCTATCTCCCACTTGGGTAGTAGATGCTACTATCACCCGATAATTTGTGGACTTGAATGAAGCGTAAAGAATACGATCCTTACCCTTGATTGGTTCTAACGATTTCACGGTCTGAATTGTTGCTAATGATCTCATTGAATCTCCTTAATCTTTACTTATCTAAAACTTTTCTCAATTCAAATTGCTCATCTCTTTGTGTTGAAGCGCAATTTGAATATTCATTCTCAGCTAATCTTTGTAGTTGTTTATCAACTCCGAAATATAAAACATTCAAAGCTCTCTTCAATCTTTCAATCTCTGCTTTCAGGTCTTCCGTCATTTCCCACCGCTTGCCGTCGGGCATTCGGCTTTCCAGATTGCCTTCGATGGCTTGTAAGACCAGGAGCGCAACATCACCCCTTCGCAGTTATCACAGACTTCAAAACCTTTGAAGTCGCTTCTGTGATCGTAAGCCACGTTCTCCATCCTAAAACCACAGTCTTTGCAAACAAGATCTACGATGAACATTAGTCTTTCCTTTCAAAAAATCGTGTCTTCGGCCAACACAAATCCAAGCAACAACGCAAACGCAACGTGTGCTTGTAAGGGCACCACTGCATTGCCAAGCCTCTTGATCCTGTCAGTCCTTTGAGCACTCTCTGAAGTTGTCCTTGGAATTAGATTTTCTTCCGAAGGATCTTTTTTCCACATCTCTGAACTCAATTTTGAATTAAGATTCTTTTCCCAATAAACCTTTCCAATTTTTTTCTTCTTTGGATTTAATTCTCTTAAAATATTGTTATCTGAAACAGTCCAATACTGAGGAAAACCCATAATCCATTCAACCCAATTTGGGTTCAAGCATTGATTCGATCCTTCAACACACGCAACCGCATCAGGCAAATTATTGGTTAAAGGATTTCTTCCTTTTTCAAATTGTTTTTCAATATTAGCCGCTCCTTTGTAGTCTCTCGAAAGTGGTGTCGGCCACATCTCGGCGTGAACCCATTCTCTAAGATTATTAGGTGCCGTCCTTCCTTTTCTCGCCCCTGCAAATAGTTTCCTGATACCTTCTAGGGATCTTGGCGGATTGCCGTCTAGCGTATTTGGAGTCGGAACTTGCCTTCTATCTCCTAACGGCGAAACCAAACCATCTTGCTCTTCTATGTTTTGCACCAACATCACAAGCGGATAAAGTTGTCCACGCAAAATCATACCCGCTTTCGGATATTTCTCTGCATACGATATCAAGTCCACAGGTTGTGATTGCTGCAACATTTTCAAGGAAAATAAACTTTGGTTGCAATTCATTTGCAAGACGCACAACTTGGAAGAAAAGTCCGGATCTGGTGTGCTCTTTGATCCCTTCTCTTTTTCCAGCAACGGAGATGTCTTGGCAGTTAAACCCCGCAATAATGAGATCGATTCGGAGATCGAAATGCTCTTTTTTGAGCGTCGTGATGTCATCCCAAATAGGTGCGCATTCAAGATCTCCTGTTTGCATCCGTGATAGGAGCACAGACTGAGCGTGTCCGTCTTGCTCACAATAGGCAACGGTTCTGATATTGAAGTGTTTGAACTGCTTGAGTCCGAGTGAGTTTCCGCCGATGCCTGAGAAGAGATCGAGTGCGTACAATGTTTGCTTTGGTTCTTGGAGAGATACACCCACATTACTTTTCCTTTGTGTCCATGCGGTAAGGATTGCCACCTAATATTCTTCTCAACGTATCTGAAGACACGCCTGTTGCCAAAAACAACCCATGCAGGTTTTTATGCTTCGGCACTTCATCTCGAATAGCTTTGCAATAAACTTGGTAAAGCTCACTGTCTTTTCTGAAGCCAAAGAAAGACCTCGTGCCCAAAACCCATTCTTTGATGCAATTGGGAGACACGCCAAGATCTCTTGCCACCGCTCGATAATTGCCGCACTCACGATACTTGTCTGTGATGTGTTGCCTCACACTCTCAATCACCACCGATTCAAAGCCACCGTTATTTATGATTGAGCTTGGCTTGAGCGAATGTTTCTTCACTAGTCTTTTTGCATCCATCTCTTCTAGTCTCCACGACAACGTGACGGGATGAGCCTTCAAAGCCTTTGCCGTCTTTTTGATTTGATACACATTGGCTTTCAAGGTGGTCATGATTGTTTCATCGTCGTGCTTCTGACAAAACCTTCTTTTGATCATAACGTCACCTTCTTTCCGACGTTTATTGTGAGCAAACTTCCTAGTGCTTTGTTGGCATCTCGATTCATTTGCTCTTCTTCCAAAACCGGATCGACTTCATCTTTTTCAATGCATGTATCATATGGGCCAGGTTTTCTTCCCCAACCCCATTCACTGGCTTCGACCTCAGCAATGCGAATGTATTTCAAGACTGTCTTCACACCTATGCCTAACTGCTTTGCCGTCTGCGTTTTGTTTTGATTGTTTTCTTTGTACACCTCAAGAATCTTTGCCATCACCTCATGCCTCAAGATGTTGCCAGTGTTCACTCGATAATTACCTTGCTTCACAACCTTCACTTCTTGTTGCTCACCAACAAGATCTCTGAACTCATCAACGTTGATGCCAAATCTTTCAGTCTTCATCAAAAGCGTCGTTCTCTTCATGCCAATCATTCTGCCCGCCAACGCCACGTTGCCATTGCTCACGACAAGTGCCACTTCGATTGCGTGCTTTTCAATGTGTTCAAGAATGTCATCGAGTGAAAAAGTTTTTGACTGTTTGATATCGAATTTTAAGATGTATCTCATTAATTGTTTATAGGATATCCCAAGAGCTTCAGCTGCTTGATTCCTTCTATTTCCTGATAACTCAAGAGCTAGCTTCACAGTTTGCGAAATGACGTTATCAAGAATTTCTTGCAGAATTATTCCCATTGTTACCCCATACAAATTTCCTTAGAAGGTGTAGGAAATATAGCAACAACGGGAATAAATATCAATCTACAGTTCGATCAAAACTCACGATTGATAAGTTATCGCTCCATAAGATTGACGTTGGTCTGAAGTTGAGCCGCATGAAGTTCTTGTTGCCACTTCCACCAGCTGAAACATCAACCTCTGCTTTGACATTCTTGAGTTCGATATCTTGTGTAATTGTCTGAGATGGATCGGCTTCAGTCGCACCGTAATAAGTGAATTCAAGCTTCAAGTTTTGGTTTGGAACGCTTGCAGAAAATCCTTCAAAGCTATCCTTGCCGAAGTCAAAATCAACTGCCCACTTCAACTGCCCTACTAGTTTCACACTTTCGATTTCAGTGGTTTCTGGAAGCTTGTGAGCTGCCAGAAAGCCTTTGTAGTCATCGAAGTTGAATTCAATCTTGGAAGCATCAGTGACTAATTGAGTCTCTTTCTCTTCATTTATTTTTTTTTTTGACTCTTCAACTTCTGGTTCGATAGGTTCTGTTGGCTCGGTTGGCTCGACGGGTTCCATTGGCTCGATGGTTCCTTGGAACTCATCACCACTGTTGCCAACCTTCGACTTCAACCAGTCTGCAATCTCGCAAGGATTAGCTTTGAGTTGGCCAGTTTTCACTTCTTGCACTGCTTTGTTGAATAACTCTGGCATATCTCGAAGTGCGTTATAAGTCTCGCCGTTGGCTCTTCCCATTGCATAGCTGATGCCTGAAGCAACGGTGGCATTCACCCAATCTTCACGATCATCGAAGTGTTTCTTCGCAATGTCCATCAGATCTTGCGTAGCTTCAGTGATTTCTTTGCTTTCTGTTTTAATGCCAGAAAGAACTTCTTCGGTCTCGCCTTTTGTTTTGCCCTGGTAAGCGTGCTCACCAGTGTGTTGCATGTTGTCAGCTTTCACAGGAGCTTGAGCCTTGTTCAGATTCTTGCTCTTGCTATCTGCATACACATTCTTGTTGTCTGGCTTCACAGGCTTTGCAGTCTCGGCTTTGATATCTTTTCCTTGATGTTGTCCGTCTTGCGCTTTCACTGGCTCTTGCGAATTAGCTTCGATATCGTCTTCACCGATTTGCGCTCCGTCTTCAGCCTTCACTGGCTTGCTATCATCAGAAGCGATGTCATCACCAACATATTTAAGTGTGGACTTGCTCACAACATCGTGGAACTTCTGCATGGTGCCATCAAAGAATTTCTTCATTGAAGAAAGCAAAGTGTTTGCATCCGATTGAGTCAACACATGCTTTTTGAGTCTGTCTGTGATCGTTGTCGAGTCTTCAAGGATAGCTTCTAGTTTTAGATCCAAAGACTCGCTGTACACAGTCTTTTGAAATTGTCTTACAAGCTCTCTGTCTTCATCCATTGGAATTTGCTTCTCACGGATGATCTGCTTTGCTTTGCTTGCATCTTCATCGTTGGAGAAAATTAAGTGATCGTCACCTTTGCGAGCTTTCAATCCTTTTGTTTCTAACTCATCGGAAGCTAAATTGGTGTCGGCTTCTGAATAGAAATAAAGGTGCGAGTTATTGTCTTCACCAATGTGTTGGTGAGATTCTTTGTCATCAACTCCACACTTCTTAAGCTTCGTTCCTTCTTTGTCGATGTCAGGAGTCTTGTCGCCCATGTGAGCTTCGATTGGCTCTTCATCTAAGTCAACATCAATTGGCTTTAACACTTCACCTTGATGGATATAGTCTTCCATGTTCGTTAATGCTTTTGCTTCTTGCACGAGCGAAACGAAGCTGTTGAGGTTTGTTTCGATATCAGCTTCAGATTCGGTGAGCTGAGTTTGGAACATCTGCATACCTTCGAGAACAAACTTCTTTCTCGCTCCGGCGTCACGGCCCTTTTTCATTCTCTTTAACTTTGCTTTGCGACGCTTATAAGCTGGCTTGGCTTTCAACTTCTTCAACCGACGCTTAATCTTTGTCTTCTTTTTGCGATAGGTTCTGCGAGCCGCTGCTCTTTCAGAAGCTTTCATTCTCTTGAGCTTCTTTTTCTTTAAGCCCTCTTCAAGAACCTCAGTCGATTCGGTGAGAGGCTTTGGAGCAAGCTTGCCTTCTTTGATTGCAATACGGATTGCGTGCTTGATCTCGCATGGATGCTCCATACCTTCTTGGAGAGGTATATTGTTTTGCACTGCGAAAGAGCGCAACTGAGATACTGAATTCAGCCTCTCGATGTTTTGAGCAAGAGCTTCTTGCGACTCTGTGAGCTTCGCAGGTTGATACAACTTGAGACCTTTTTGTCTCACTGTTCTCACAATGTTTTCATAACAATTTGCCCATGCGTTTTGCCCATGCATCTTCGCAAAGCGGTTGCCAAGTGCGATTTGATGCCTTGGATGCAAACCAACATAGGATTCGGTTAGGGAATCAAGGTTGTGAGCAAGGATGGCTTTTTTCGCAGACTCGAAAAGCTTTGCATATTCTTTGTTGTTGACCCAAGAAACATCTGACTCTTCCAAATCATCTTCCGGATCAACCGACTCGAAAGCCTTCTCCATCTCAAACTGTGTGGCCAACTCTTTGACCTTCTCTTGCTTGGAAGGATCAACATCTTCTGCATTGATTGTGTTCGATGCTACGCCACGAGCAACTTCAAACTCATTCATGGAAGCTAGCTCTTCTGATTCATACAGCGAAGCCTTCTCCATGCCTTTGTTTGTGTGCTTCATCTCGCCCAAAATGAAAGCCGGATCGAGTCCTAGCTTTGCAAAATCTTCTTCAAGTGACCGCTGCTTTTTGCCAAACATAAATGAAAACTCCTTCTCATGCTTCGGTTTGAAGCCTCATATCCAACTGTCTGTGACAATAATAACATTGCAATATGTATTCTAAAACAATTTAGAAAGTTTTGTGCAGGTTGTCTGCACAACTAGTTTCAAGAGGCTCGTAACTTTTTGAACTCGCCCATAAGACTTTTAACTTCTGCAAGCCGTCTTCCAAGGGTTGATTGTCCTTTTTCAATGTGTTCAAGAATTGCACTTTGTTTATCCAAGTGTGCCCGTGTAATATTTGAAAGTTGTCGATCAATATTTTTCTGCACATTTAACTTCACACTTTCTTGTTGGTCTTGAGGGAATGCACCTTCTTGTTTCGCTCTTAGAAATTCCACATCATTCGCTTCTTGTTCCGACAGACCAATGATGTTTGTCCACAGATACCAGTCTGGGAAATTGAGACCTTGATACATCGAGGCCAATTCAACTTTAGCCTTTTGCACTTCAATGTGCGCAAGCTCCAATGCGCCTGATGGAATCACCATCCCGATTTTGTATTCTACTTTATCCGGATCGATGTTTCTCGCAGCAAGGTCAATGTCACAAATTCTTCGGATACCGTTCTTCATCTCTCTTTGTAGCCGCATAATCGTCTTGGCAAACCTAACATCCATTTGACCGAGGTTCGCCCTACCTATCGTCTCATCAGCTCCTAGATACGATTTAGGTATGCCAAGAGAAGCGAAAAGCTTTTCACGGAAGTAATTTGAATCCTCAACTCCTTGTTCAGCCAAACCTGAGAGCACTTCAATTTCGGTAGAACGCTTTTCTTTTCGCTTACTTACGAAGAAATCGTCCACTGTGGAGAGAGGATTGTACCGAAAATCAATCTTGCCAGTTTCAGGATTCACAAACTTTTGCTTTCTGAAATCTTGTTTGAATTGATTGATAATCTTTCGAGCTTCGTTAGGTGGTACATCACCAACATCAACATAAAACACATAACGCTGTGGACTGCGAGTGAGCTTGAAAAGCACCATTGCATCTTCCATCATGCTAATTCTCTTCCACACCCAACGTGCTGGCTCCAAAATTGATTGACCATAAAGTGTATTGGAGCGTGATCCTGTTCTTAAACGATAGTGAACAACTTCCCACTCTTCAAACACTTTGGTTAATTTATGCATAAATGAATAGTGAGAGGTGTTCAAGCCCTGATCTCTATCGTGAAGCCTTCGCATGAATTCAGCTGTGTTCATCGAAAAGCTCATCGCTTCATCCCAGATGAAACCAAAGTCGTTGCCGAATTTGTCGGACACTCTTCGCATTTGAGCCACAGGATAATCAATGAGTTTGATAACGCCAACACCTGAAAGCACAATAACTTCTTGATACATATTTCCATAGTGTGCGAGAGTGCGAGCCATCGCCCACAGGTCTTCTTCAATCTTAAGCTGATTGTGAAGCGTGAATTCAAGAATGCTTTGGATAGCTTCATTGTCAGACTCAACCCAAACGGACTTGCCTGTGATCGAATCTTGTTGAGTCGCTTCATCAGCGTAGATATTAAGAGCCTGACCCAACTCAGGGTAAGCTTCCATGTCCTCGTAGTCTGCCATTCTCCCAACAAAGTCCTGAGCAATTTCTGTGGAGTTGATGAGTTCTGAATTGTAACTCGTTCCAACTGGTGAAGAGGCTCCTAACGCTCTCTCACCACCAGTGTATTGATTAATTGAATAGCCTCTGGTGTCATAAGGCTGTGTGATAATTCTGTCACGATAAAAATACTTTCTAATTAAATTTAAAGCACTACTTCCGAGTGTCTTGTTTTCTTCTGCCATTTAACTTCCCTCACTGAATCTCAAGAATGGAATGAGATTAAATTATCACCCAAAATCAATCACGTCTAAAATATTATCACGCTCGTTTGATGTCTGCTCCTTGCCGCCCTTTTTGTATGTCGCTTCAGTTTGTTGCCTTGCGACCTTTTTGTACACTTTGGTTGGAGCTGCGTTGGTTATTGGTGGCGGCGGAATATGCTTCTTCGGACGATCATCATCTGAGTGATGATACAATTCTTGTTGCTCATTTGCTTGGGAATTGGTTGGTGTTGGCAAATATTCCCCCGACTCAATGATTGTTTCAGAGAACGTTAGCTCTTGGCTTGCTTGCCACACGGCACCACACACGGCGTCTGAAACATCTTTGCTGAAGCCCTGAGGATGGTCAATAGCGTCTCCGGTGTCTTCGAGTTTTTTCAGCTCTTCGAGCAACTTCTGATGAGGATAGGATCTAAGTCTCCCTTCATAAATAACACGTCTCAAGAAAACATATGGCTCTCTTGAGGTATCAACAGAAAGATATCCTGTGTTGTATCCCACTGCTTGGAGAGCCTGATGCATTTCTGTTGTTTGAAAGTTATCCATTGTGATTCTTGAAAAGTAGAATCCGGCTTCTTGAAAGTCGTAAATTATTCTTCGCACGTTTCTGAATAGAACATGCTTCTCTGGTGTTCCTTTTATCTCCAAAACGAAATCAACATCGAACACTGGCTGATATTCAACTGCGTCTGATTGTGATGACATGATTTTGAGAAGTCCGGCAACGTGAACAATGGCTAGGCCGAAGGAGTCACCTGACTTGCCCGGATCGAAATGCGCAAACCTTTTGGCGTGTGGGTTTCTTTTTGGCCTTCTCGTGCCGTCGTCGTCAACCGTGGTTAGCTCATGCCAGTCGATTTGATAATGCGAGCGTGAATCCCATGAATGATGATTGTCCATGCGTGCGCAAAAGAATGGATGCTTTCTTTTGTGATCGACAATTGCATTGATGGAAGCAACGTTGCTCATGAAGTTGGAAACCGAGAGAGTTGAGATACCTGCCAAGTCTCTGAGAGCTGAGTCGCAATCGAGTTCAAAGTCGTGTCTGAAGTCTTCTGGTATTTCGACAATGCAAGCGTCTTTGTATTTTGTGAGATCGGCGTCCGGTGGAATGATTTGGCTTCTAAAGTTTTCATCACCCACAACAACCATGAAAGTCTTTTTTGAATACTCTCCACGCCTGAGTTCGATGAGTGAACGGTCTCTGACAAACGTGTGCTTGTCGTTTCTTTGAATCGCATCTTGGATGAACTTCTCAATGAGAGAGTCCACAGTTTGTTTCGATGAAGCTCCGATGATTAACCCTGGGAGCTTTCCTCTTTTGAGAAATCGGTTTTTGATACGTCGCATGAGCGAATCGAAAAGCTTTGCTGCTTTATCGTCTTTTCGCCAATCGAGCGAGTGTTTGTTCTTTTTGCTTTGCTTGAAGAAGTTTAGCTCATCAACGAAAGCTCCCATCAAGTTTGTTCCGAGAGCCACGGTGTCAGTCGAAGAACCGCAAGCGAGGTACAATCCTTTGGGGAATTCGATCACGTTGGATTTGAATCTCTTGTTTTCTTTTAGGTTGAGAGCTGGGAACACTTCTTGGAAGTAAGGTGAACCTTGAATGTATGATATTAACTTATCAAAAGTCGCTTGCCTTGCAACCGTTTCTGTTGGAGCAAACACACCAAAACCAATCTTTGAGCCTTTGGTGAAGCCGTAAGATTGTGCTGGATCTCTAAGACATGAAGCTTCATAAAGCATTCTCGTGATCGCAAGCGAAGCGAATAATGATTTTCCTGAGCCAAGTGAACCACTTGCGAGACAACAGTGATAATGACCTGTGGAGAAGAGTTCAATGAGGTCTGCTTTCCAGTGCGGATAAAGCGTGGTAGTGAACTCACCCATGAAGAAAGGATCTTCTAACCACTCGACCATCGACACTGGTTCATAATCGTATTCTAGTTCTGAAGCAAGAGAGAATAACTCTGGTCCTGAAGAGAGAAGCAATTCTATTTCTTCTGGGTTCATACCTTCAAGCAAGTCGGATAAAGCAGAATCGAATTCATCTTCTGTGAATTCAGACCATGACCTTAACCGATCTTGTTTGATGACCATTGGTTCGCCTCAATGTATTAAATGCCCGTCGAACCAAAGCCACCGGATCTGGTTGTATTGTTCACTGGTGCAACTTGGAAACCAAGTTGCGCAACAATCTGAGCAACACGATCTCCTCGTGAAACGTAATATGGTTCGGATGTACAGTTATGCAATATCACTTTAATTTCATCTCGATAATCCGCATCAATTGTTCCTTCGATTGCGATAATTCCTTTAGAAGATAACGAAGATCTAGGACGGATCATAAGAAAAGGTACAAGATGATTTATGACTGGAAAAGGTACATTTTTGCTTTCAATTATGAACACACCAGTTGATAATTTAACAATTTCATTTGGGTTAATCATCAAACTTGTTTGCGATACAAGATCAGCTCCAATTGAATGGATAGTCTTGTGTTCAAAAACTCCGGTCGATCCTCTAAATTCTAACTGAAGCATAAAGCGTCCTTATGAAAAAGTGTGCAGTTAATATCACAGTTTATTTATCTTCTGGTAAGTCTGACACAAGTTCAGCTAACACGTTCTCAACTGAGTCTCTGATGCTTCCGAGCACGTCCATGCCACCAATGCGATGTTCAAAGAGAGAAGCGTCTCCTACGGGATAAAGAATGCAGAGTGTGCCATTGCGTGGTGCATTGCGATAATTAGCAGTCTCGATGAGAGTTCCATCGACCAATCGTTCAATCACTTCAGCTTGAGAGATTTTGTGCTTGAGTGCCCACTCTTCAATTTTTGTTTTGGTCTTGACTCTAACTCTATATCCTAAGCCAGTCGTCTGTTCTGTTGAACGTCGAAGTTTACAGCGTCGTATTGCCATATCTCAAATCCTTTGAATCAAAAAACAATCACACAAAATATATGTTTCAGTTGTAGCATTGAGGATTTGCGAACGCAAGGTTGTGTGATAGCGTTTTTGACGTTTGCGCTATCACAAGGTTTTATACCATGACCGTAGTATAAAGAGGTTAGGAATGGGGTTTTATACTATAATCGTGGTATAAAACCTTATCATCTTTGAAGATAAATGTTCCTAACGTAACTTCCGATCCACTCTTTCTTTTATCAATCAGAGTAACATAGCCTTTTCTTTTCTTGAGAGCTTGTTCGGCTTGCAATTGATTGAAGAGATCTTCTCGATTTGTTGCGATGAACACATCGTAATATGTTCTCGCAACGACACAACTCCAACGAGTTGATGTCATCTTGAAATTAGAACCAAACATGAGCGAGGCTTGTTGCTCATCTCTGAACAACCAAGCTGTTGCAAAAGCTTGATCGGGGAAGAGGATAAACATTATTGCACCAATTGCACAATTGAATGAACTTTGTCGAAGTGTTCTGCAATCATTTCTTGCACCTTGTCATAAACATCTTCACCTCTAAAGTCATTAAGTTTTTTATCATCGAACTCTTCATTGAACGCTTTGATAAAGCTATCGACTGCCAAAACAAGTTGCTTACCATTCACTGCAAACGCAATATCATTTTCAAGTTCACGATCACCTGACTCACCTTCGATAGTGAAAATTTCAATTGCGCTTTCATTCGATGGTGCAAAAATTTTAATATCATCGAAATGATTAAGAATGAGATCTCTTGCAATGGTGTACACCACATTTTCCTGGTTGATATATGCACCTTCCCACTTAAATGAATAATGCCAATCATAAAGAAATGAAGAGATTTTTACTGCTACATCTTTCCCAAGAGCTGCATACCTAACGCCTGAACTATCTCCATATGAGGATTTGATTTCATATTTCCAGATGACACCTTCTTGCTTGGGTATTCTTACTTCTGTTGTGCCATCTTGTTTTATCTGAGGTTCAGTTTCAATTTTCTTGAAATAAAAATTAGATTTTTCATTGGCCATACAACTAAAACACTTCTTATATTCAATTGTTTTATCTTCCATACATCTGCACTGGCTTACGACTTTATCGCAAATAGGACACATTATTTTGAAATGAGAATGCATAATTTTACCCCATCTCCCTGTACGCCAATGCTGGATAAGACACATCTGTTATTACGGTGTGATTGCAGTCTTCACATATATGTTCAAACTTTGGAGGATCTGAAAGTAACATCTTTCCTCTTTTCATCTCTTTTCCGCAATCGCAAACCAACTTCTTCATAAACATTTCTACAGGTTTGTCTATTATTTTATACCTAAGCTCTCTTACTGTTTCTTCTGGTTCCATAATCATACAATCCTTATATGGCTAAATATAAAATCAATATACCAATCAAATGATGACACATCTGATCGAGTCCGAGAGCATTCCAGAAAGCACTTTCATTAGGCTTCCACCTGCCTCCTAACTTTGGAGATGCTTTCAATCTATCAATGATAAAATGCGACACAAAATCCAGTAAAACAAACCAAAATGACCAAGAGAATATTAAGCATAAAGTGAACATAGCTAACGCATGTATTCCACTATGATATAGCAAGGGCATAATGTATCGTCTATCTGGTAAAGATTTCTGTAACATGTATGCATTCTGTAAAGGATAATCACAAACAAAGTGCTTCAACTGTAAACTAATAAGAGCAACAAAGATCATATCGACTCCATCAACAACATTTTTTCTTCCATGACTCATCTTTTTAACGTCACTCACCATGACTCTCTCCGCCATACCCGCACATCTACTTTTTCTGTCTGTGTTGGTTTTTGCTTGAATTCCCACCATTCAGAACCATCGTACTCATGCCTCTCAAGCCACCAATCATC